AGAATTAATCCACCCATAACAGCTTTTATTATATCTGCTGCTGCGGTTACTAATATAATGAGATTATTTGGCTCGGTTAAAAAGTCAACTAATGCCATGATTATTGCTATTGCACCGTCAATCAAAAACGGCAACGCCTTAATCAATCCATCTACCAATGCTATGATGATTTTTGGTGCCTCTGTGATTATTTCTGGTAACGCGGCTAATAATCCATCTACTAACTGCAAAATCACGTCTACGGCTATATTTAAGAGCAAAGGTAACATATCCACTATGCCCTTAACTATCGCGAGCATAATCTGCACGCCTGTTTGAATTATCTGCGGTAATGCGTCCATGATTGTCAACCCCACGTCCGCTATAACGTCCCACATTGTCGCCATTAACGTCGGCACCTCTGACAGTATGCCGTCTAGTAATCTCAACAGCAAATTAACTCCTGCTACAACAATGGCGGGTATGCTTCCTAATATACCCTTGATAACCGCCATAACCAAATCAAAACCCATCATAACCATATCTGGTAAACTTTGCTCCATGAAATCAATCAACGAATTTATTAGACTTGATATTGCGTTTATCAACGCGTCTTTGTTCTTCTTTATTCCCTCGACCAAATTCGTTAATATTGAAATTCCAACGGTCTGCAACGTAGGCAATATCTTTGTAAATCCGTCCATGAGTATTTTAATGGCGTCCCCTACCGCTTTACCCAACGAGAATCCAATTTTTGAGAAGTCGTTTGTTGCTACCGCTTTGTTTATTTCTTTGAACGTGTCGAGGAATATCGGCAAAAACTTCTGCCCCATCGACGTTGCCATTGTTTCCATCGACATTTGCGCGACACGCAATTGGTTGGGGAACGACGTTTCGAGCGTTCTACCAAAATCACCCTGTGCATCTGCAGTTACTTTCATCAAATAATTGTATCTCAATGTGGTCTGCTCGGTCTGACTCATTTTCTGATATGCTGTTGATATGCCCTCTGCCATCGCGTATGCTTCCAAATTCGCAACCGACATGTTAATACCTAACTGCTTCAATGGTTCTGTCTCGCCCGCGATACCTGCGCGTATTTTCTGCCATGACTCGTCATGTGATAGATTATAAAATGACGACATGTCGCCTGTTAGCTGAACAAGCCCCTCCGACATCGTTTTCGCGCTTTCTTCCGCGAACCCCGATGACTTCAACATTGCACCCATTGCACCAACATATTTAACCGCGTTAGTTTCGCTCATTCCTGCCGCGAGTCCCATTGTTTTAGTCCACGCGAGTACTTCATCGTGCGATTCCTTGAACGTCTCTGACACGACGTTTTGAGCCTCTGCGAGGTTAGATGCTTTTGTCGTGAATCCGTAAATAGCTACGCTTGCAGCTCCAACAGCAGCTGCTCCAACTGCCATGCCTGCCGCAAGAGTGCGACCTGCTCCGCTAATTATATCGCCTGCAGCAGATACACCCTTTTTCAATCCTTCGGTATCAGCGCCAATCTTGACCATTAATTCCGCTATAGTTGCCATATCATCACTCCGTTTCTTCCCCGCCGTATGCAGCGTTCAATATTCTCGCAATCGCTACCATTTCTTCTGGTGTTTGCTCTTTCTTTGGTGTTGACTCACCTAACAATTTTTCTAACTCTGGTATTTCTTTTGCTCGACTCAATACTGCAATGTACCAAGCTAATCCTTTTAGGTCGTTATATTTATTTTTCTGCTTGTTGGTGTGTCCTTCTATCATTGTTTGAAATTCGTACGGTGTTAACTTCCAGAATTCCTCTGGTCGCATTCCCATTTCGCCAACAGCAATCTTAAATTCATTTTCAAAATTCAAATAGCCCACTACCGCAGGCTCGGTTAGTTTGGGTTTTGTGTTTTTGCACTTCCCGCAACTACCGCTTGATTGATTTTTCCAATTATATCCTCTAAATTATCTGCATATTCATCAATTATCTCTAACATTTTCTTAAATGTTAATGTTTCGTCTTCTTGTTTTAACATTACCCACAACAACTTCATATAGGTAGTTATGCTTATGTCATTACCTATGTCTTGTATTTTTATTCCTGTTGTTTCCTCAAATTCAACCATCGCGCCATATCCTAATCTTACTTTGCGCGGTCTATCTAAATTAATAATTGTAAATGGTATTCCCATAATAATCCTCCCTTAAATTTGAGGGTGACCGAAGCCACCCCCTCGTGATTTATAACCTTGCCATATAAATTGTGTAAGTCTTTGGTGCTTTGTTTGTTTCTGTAACTACTACGGTGATTGTGGTTACGCTTCCTGCTACTCCCAAAGGAATGCTTGACGATGCCACGCCTGATGTTACCACGTTTCCATTTACTGTGATTACGCCTGCCACTGCTGTCGGCGTAACTTTTACCGATGTTACTGCCGTTAAAACTGATGCAGTATAAGTATAAACGCCTGCTGCCGCTGCTGGTGTTAAAACTGCGCTCTCGTCTATCGAGAAGAACGGAGTAGTTAACCCTGCTGATGTTGCAACCGCAAAGGTAGGTTTGCCTGTCGGCTTGATTGTTGCCGAGAATGGTATTCTACCATCAATCAATGCATCGCCAACTTTAAATCCTGTTACAAACCCTGTGAATGTCCATGTTGCGCCCGTTGCCGCTGGGAATGTGATTACAACTGTTCGTGATGTCTTGCTGTTCATGTCGGTAAGCATCGCGTGCTGTCCTGTTGTATCAGTATAATCAAAATTACCCTCGATTGCTAAATCTGCTGCGGTTAACAATGTAGGTAAAAACTGTCTATACGAATCCGCTGATGCGTGTGTCGTTACATCAACCGTTTCTGCAGTTACCTTTATTCCGCCAATATTAGACAACTCACCAACTGTAACATTGTTCCATTTTAGTGTGGTGCCAAATGCAATATTATTCATGTATTTCCTCCTTTATCTTTTATAAACTGTTCTAAAATTAATCGTCCATTCCTGCCTGCCATTTTCGTCGCGTCCAATGTCTAATATATCGCCCTGCTGATAAATACACTGTATTCGCGTCGATTTAGCCCCGTGTAACAAATCCTTAATCGTTTCGCACAATGTTACACCAGTGGAATATGTAACATGCCTTACGCGGACTTGAAATGTCGGTTCCTCGATTTTACTCTCGGTTAGGCTTCTGGGGTAACCCCCTGTATTATATAATACAACGATATTGTCGGGAGCTGGTGGAGCGTTCCCAATATATACGTTGGTTATACCTACCATTAATGCTTTCACGTCTGTCAATAAATTACTCATGCGCTACCGCCTTCTTCGCTGCATCAATCAGCGCTTTTTCATATTTGCCTTTGTTCGCCTTGTATGGCTCTTCAAGGTATTTTGCTTGCCCGCCGTGTGGGTGCCTGTACCCGACTTCTTCATGGATGCGCAACGCGTATGGTGCCGTGTACCCAACTGTACCCTCTAAATTTACCACTTCCGCAAACGCTGCCGCTTGCAAGAAACCTGTGTCGACGGGCGCTAACGCTTGCGACTTGCCCTGCAAATCCAACACTATGTCTTGCATTTCTTTCGCTACCGCGTTGTGCGTTTTGCTTGGCATGCCTTTTAATATCGCCATCAACTTATCTACTCCGTCAATCTCAATATGCACATTATTGTTCATATTAGGTAAACCTCATACCACTGCGTTGCACCGTCTAATCCAATCATGGACTCCGACGATATTACCCTGCGCCCATCAATCAAATCATTGTTTGATACTGGCGACTTGGTAAACACTACCGCGCTTGATGTGATTTCTTGTCCTTGTGCATCTCGGACTAACTTAAACCCTGTTTCTTTCCTGCCCTTAATCGTTGATGTGGTGTAGGTTGACTCGTTATACTCGTTTGGCGTGCCTGCGTACGACCATATTAAATTTTGGTTTGCATAATTATCTAACATACCCTAAACCCCCCTGCCATATACGGTGCGAGAAGTTCTTTCGCTTCTTGGCTTACAATTCTGTTCTGCGACCCTGTGTATGTTTCCGACAATTTACCTAAACTAAACGACTTCACCCCTTGCCTTTGCAATTCTATTCTGCTTGATGTACCGTTTGCCAACTGCAACGCCAACTCGACTTGCGCGTTTTTAACTTCGGTGGGCACGCTCGGCTGAACATACCAATTATCATTGCTAATTGCGCCCCCTGTATTAATGTACTCTTGGTCGTACTCGGTATAAATCACTCGTGGGAACGCCAAAACCTGTGTTGTAACCGCTTTGTAACCTATCAACGGCTGACGGTCTATTATCTGCGTCGCTTTGCGCAAATGTATGTCCTTGTCGTCACTACTCAACACGTCCCATGCGACGTGTTTTGCGTCCGTTGTGGCGTAATGTGCCACCATGTATGCTGTTGCATCGGCTTGCGAAATATAACTATCTGTTCCTACCGTCAACGCCACTTAAACCACTCCTTTTCTTTGTCATAATCCCCAATCCAATCCCTACCCCATTCAACGCAATATCACCCCACGAAAATATCGTGTCAATCCGCATTTCCTTTATCAACCCCACACACATTAATATAATAGCTACTTGCCACCACTTCATACAACTTGATAATGTATGTGCTAAAATATAAGCTAAAAATAAATGTGCAATGTTGTCGTTGATGAATTTAGCTAATACTCTAAACTCCATATAGTGGCCTTTCTGCCGTGAAAATGCGAGTTACATCTGCTTGAGTGAAAATCTTACCCAACATTCTTAACGGGGACATTTGACCATTAAAAGTAAAGTCTATTGCCCCTGCACGATTGCCTATCCTAACCGCACCTGCAATATCTGGTGGTAAAGCTGTTTCGCTTCCACCACTTGCGGTTACATCAACTGCGTTTACATATATCTTTCTGCTTGTCCCCATTGTAATTATGACCATTTTCCATATAGCAAAAGGTAGGGCATTAACAGATGTTGTTGTTAATGTAGCACCGTTTACAAGTAACCCTATTTGATTTGTTCCTCTAATATAAATGTCATAGCCATTAATGCCTAAGTCACCCGAACTTTTATCTATTATCCTACCTGCATTATTTTCCCCAATACTATTCGCCTTAACCCACGCTATAATAGTCCCACCCTGTGTCATTCTCATACTCGGACTATCAGCTATTTCTATGTATGATGTAGTACCATTGAATGAATTTACCCATACACCACTTGGTAGTTGTGTCCATGTTACATTGGAGAATGTGCCATTGTTGCGATTTCTGCTACCATCAACCAATGATAATGTAGGTGATGTACCCCATTGATACTGTGTGCTATTTAATACATGCGAAGTATTTACTATCCTTATAGGTAACATTTTACCACCTCTATTCTTAATGAAATGCTTGTTTTATTCATAGTCATACCTTAGCCAATCCATACTGTAACGCAACTGAATTATGAAATCTTATACCACTTGCAACAGTTTCAATGCCTGACATGTATGATACTTCGGACATGTAACCGTTGAGGTGTCTATTAGCTGATACCATGTTGCCTATTATTAAATCAGCTGCATTATCAACACTTGCTGTACCTACTGGCGTTGAACTTTCAGTTAATGTTTGAGATACACCATTAAGTATAATTACTGGATTATTAGCTACATTGGTATTATCAAAAGTTACTTGATATGTATATAAATTACCTACAACCAAACTATTTGTAGGTGTATTCCATGAGCCTATTGTTGTTGAAAAGCCATGATTGAATTGCAACCGATTGTTTGTGCTATCAATAAACAATTCTTTGTTAGCACCTTTTGAAAACAATCTACCCGCGTTACTTCCACCTGTACCAATGTATTCAAACTGTCCTCTTATTGTAAATGCTGTCAAATCGTTTATACTTGCATTTTTAGCAATAGTGCATATTGATGTTGCAGATGTAAAGTCAAGCATGTATGGTAAGCCTGATGGCTTTATCCATGTTGCACCACCTGAGAGAGTACCGTTGTTATTATTGCGTGAAACATCAGCAAGAGTTGTACTATCTGATATGTATGGATATTTTGCCATTAATGGTGCTAGTCCAAGAGCATATTCGGCAGATGTGATTTCTTGGATGAAGAATTGGGAAAATTCCGCATAACCAGAACCATAGTGATAACAATATAACAACGGTGTTGTTCCAGTTAATTCGCTGGGTTGAACAATCAAGCCGACTCTTGCAGATTGTGTTTTTGTTAAATCAGAGCTGTCTTTTATAATGGCTACTCCATTATTATAAAGCCTAATCTTTGCACCGTCAGTATCGCTATTATTAGTCCCATAAACGGTAATTAAATAATATTTTGTTAAATCTAATAAATTGAATACATCTCTTCTCCCATATGCGTTAGTCGCTGATGTTAATCTGTATTTATTAGACACTATACTATCATAAGATGAATTCCACCCAGTAAGCGAAGAAGCCCATGTGTCAAGCGCAATGTTGTTGCTCCTTTTACCCTTGATTAAATTTCTGCTATTTTGCAAGTTCTTCACCTTCCATCTTTACTGCTTGTGCAGCTTCGATTGACGATTTAAAGCCTGTTTGCATTGCTGCTATATTGGCTTGCATTTCTGTTATCTCTGCTTCGCATTTTGCCAAGTCAGCTATTAATGCGTTTCGTCTATTCTGCAAGCTCTCTAATTCTGCATTTTTAATTCCGTACATTTCTACTTTAATGTTATCTATTCTTGCCATTGATTTCACCTCCGTATTTTAGAATGAGTATTCGTGCAAGCCAAATATAAAATCTACTGTGCCTGTATCGCCAATAACTTTTGCGTTGACCCACAGTTTAGTTCCTGAATTTGCTCGTTTCATAATAAATTCAACTGCCGATTGCCTTAATGGAGAAGGGATTATCATTGCTACAACTGTTGAATTGCCATCGGTTATACCTTGTGCTTCGCTTGTGCCAAAGGTAAACCTTAAATAGGTTAACACCGTTCGCTCTGTTGTTGTAACCAATACCTTGTGGCAATCATATTTAGTCATGCCTGTTTGTACTGGTGTGTCACCTGTGCCGAGTACATTTATAGCAGTACCCCAATCATTATTACCTGCATCAACTCTGAATGATACAAGAGATTCTCTATCAGCTTCATGCACTCCTGCGTTTGGACTTGCGGCATCGCCAAACCATATCTCGTTATTGTGAACATGGTGTTCTGTTTCGTAGGCTTCTTTAAATGCTCTTTCAATTAAGTTTTTCATTATTCATACCTCCACTAAATCCCAGCGGCAGCGTCTATGCACTCCGCAACAAATGCTCGTGCTGTTCCTGTGCTTTGTACGATTACGAATTTTAATCCGTATGTGTTATATACATTCTCAAACAACTCAACCATCTTAACTGTCTGCACATTAGCAAAGGTAAACGCTGCATCAGCAGAAGCTAGTGTATAAGCACCGCCTGATATATTTATTAAATATTTTCTGATGATTAAAGTATCACCTGCTTGCATGTTGGTTAAGTCAATCCTTAAGCTTAAAGCTACTTCAACTTTTCCTGGGTCTGGAACTTTAGCATATACTACTGTTTCGCCTGCGCCTACTGTCGGTGTATAGCTTGCGCTTAGTCCGCTTCGTGCTGCGTCAAGTGTTTGTTCTAATTGTGTGGTTATGCTTTCAAGCGTGGCCGTGCCGCCTTGTATTGCATTTATCTTTGTTATTACTGGTGCTAAACTGGTTATATGTCCGCCCATTTTATACCTCCTAAGCCCACGCTGTAATTTGCATTACTAACCCTGAGGTTGTACTTGCAAAGTATAGCGTACATGTTGCATAATTTAATCCTTCTTCGGTGTATTCAGCATCATCATTGTACTGTATATATGGTGCTACTGGTGTAGCTACTTTACCTGTAACATAAGCTACTCTAAATTTATAATCACCTGTGCCAAGTTGAGGTTTCATAGAAAACTTCTTAGTATTTGCAGGTAATGCTTGCGAGTATTCAGTATTAAGCGTAGTCATAGTCACATTATACACTGTTGGTGTAGTTGGAATTGATACATCTTTCGTGTTTAACGGATTAGATGCTGTTACCGCTGCCCCTGCCACATTAACGTGTGCTTGGACTTTGTTGGTTGTCCCGTCTGTTGTTTGGTCTATTCCAACCTTGCCTATTACGTCTGAATCCGAACCTAATTCTACCTTTATTTTATCGGTAGAGGAATTAAATATCTTTTCGAATATCTCTGTGATTCTTGGTATACTCATTTTGTCACCGCTTTCTTTGGTAATGGTTTAGGTCTTACCACTACTTCTTTTACTTCTTCTTTTATCTCAACCACTTCATCGTGTTTGTAGCCTAATTTAATCAGCGCATTTATAACGCCTTCGTCGTCAGTTACAAACACCCCGTCCTCAAACTTACATAACTTACAATTTCTTGCACTATTCCATACGATTCCGTTACCGTAAAATTTCATACTTTCCTCCCAAGATTAGAGGGAGCGGATTAACCGCCCCCAACTATTATGATAATGTAACTCCGTCCGATGCCAATATGCGCCATGCAAACGACGCGCCCAACTTAAATCCATACAACACAATAAAATCACCTGCTGTATTTAGCGTAATTTTAGTGTTTCCTGCTGCATTGATTGCTGTTGCTACTGTTATCTCACGCGTTCCGCCACCCGCCAATGTGTCAACCGATATTGCAATCATTTGTCCCGCAAAGGTAGGCACCGCAAGAGTATTTGTTTCTGCTGCGTCTGCTATTGTTAATGCAAGGTTACCGTTGCCTGTAACTGGTATCGCCGCTGCATGTGCTGCTGTGATTGCCCTTGCCATTGGGGTGGTAATTGCCGCAAAGTGAGAGGTATCAACCGACCCCGCTGTGATGTGTTCACTATCAACTGCGTTGTCTGCCAATTTAGTTCCATCAATCGCATCTGCGCCAATCATCGCTTTTAATACTTTAACTGCGCCTATTGCTGTTACCCCTGTTGCGCTAATGGTTATGTCACCAGACACGGTTGCGCTTGTAATATCTGTACCATCACCGATTAATATTTTACCACTACCTTTTGCATCTAAATCTGTCGGTGCATCTGCTGCGCCACCGACTTTGATTGTACCGCGCGTCATGTTAGCCAGTTTGGCGTTAGTGACGTTATCGTCTAATATCTTCGCTGTGATAACTGCATCTGCTCCGATTGCTGTTGCGTCTACCGCGCCTGCTGCAAAATGTGCTGTGTCAATCGACCCGTCTACATAGTGTTCACTATCTACTGCGTTGTCGGCCAGCTGTGCGCCTGTTATCGCATCTGCTGCGATTACCGCTGTTGTGACCTGTAACAACCCGATGTGTGCCGTGTCGATTGCCCCTGCAACTATATGTTCGCTATCAACTGCATTGTCGGCTATCTTTGTGCCATCAATCGCATCTGCGCCGATTTTAGCTGTGGTTACCGCACCATTAATTATTTTTAATGTGGTTACCGCATCATTTACTATCTTTGGCGAGGTTACTGCGTTGTCAAGTATTTTAACTGTGGTTATTGAATCATTGGCAATAACTGCCGCTGGATTCAATGTTTTTGAATTTACACCGTCATGGTCATGTCCGTCTGCTGTTGCAAACAAAACGTCGTGAAATTCATGCTCCGCCCAATCTTTTAACTGTGGGTTTCTTAACTTGTTGTAATTTACGTCTATTGCTCCCATGCTTGTTCCTCCTTTTAAAGTAGACGGGTATATTTCAACCCGTCATTTGTTCCTTTATGCTATTGCTAGCCCTGTCAATGTACCATGTGCAAATTTTGGCCCGTGGTCTAAACCAATCTGCCCGAATATCTGACCGTTTTGTGCTGCGCCTGTTCTTGCCAATTCCTCATAGAATAGGTTACCCTTGTTAGGTACTGGCTGGAACACTGGTGCAATAACGCTCATGTCGTATATACCGAGTATTGCTGCGGGTTGCATTCTGTGCGCTGGTGCTACGCCGATGTTACCAAAATCAGTTTCTAACTGCTTGATGTTTACGCCGCCGACATTTCTGTCCTCTGGTGCATAACCATAAATATTAGATAACTGTTGTTTTTGGAAACCGCCGCAGAATATAACCATGTTTTTGAACATCGCGCCGTTGGTGAACATTTCAAGCAACAGCTCGTCCATGAGTGCTTTACTCAATTTCGCGCCTGCTGCTGCTACTGTGTTAACGGAACACGCTTCAATCATTCCTCTTGTTTGGTTTGATTGGTTTGCTGCTGCCGCTAGCGAATAAGTCCCTTGCAGAAAATGCCATTCAACTCTGCGTGCAATTCCTTCAAGTGCTTTAGCTATCTGCCAATCCAACTCGCTCATAACGTTGTTAGATGCGCCTGCGGTGTTTATACCGAGTAGCCTGCCTTGATTCGATTGCTTAACGTAAGATAGCAACACTTCCGCTTGGAATATCTGTGTTACGTTCTTGATTTGGTCTCGGACGTAATTGATTGGTGATACGCCAGCAATTGACTCGTCCTCTGTGATGTTTTCCTGTGCAAGCGCTTCATGGTCGTACTCGCTCGATGTAGGAAATTCGAAATTGTTTGTTTGTCTGCCACCTGTTAATCCACCAATCATTGATAGAAATGGTGTGTTAATCATGTCGGCTGTGAAGAGTTCCCCCGTATAATTGGGAAGCGCCCACAATGTTCCAGTCGCCTCGTTTGCCATAATTTATTCCTCCTGTTTTTCATTAAAAAAACACCCTTTATATTTGAGTGTTTCGTTTGTTTGTAGCTTTTTTAAAATTTCTACTTTTGCCTCTTTGGTACCCCTTTTTGAGCTAAGGATATTTTTTGCTTTGTTTCGTCAGAAACATGAAATCCAACCATGTTTTTATTGCCAATCTTTGCTTCACTTAGTTTTTTTCTCGTTTCTTCTGACGCTTTCTTCCCTAAGTTAGCTAATCTAAGTTTTTCTTTCTTTTCTTCTGAACATGGCGGCAACTTTCTTCCTGTCATCATTTCAGACATGTGTGCTTTATGTTCTTCTGACCATTTTACCCCTTTTCTACTCGGAGGCGTAATGTTTTTTTGTTTGAGAACTTCGCGAATTTTATCTTTTGTTTCTTGTGAATGATTTTTGTTTTGACAGCCTCCAAACAATCTGTTATATCCACAACTTCTGTCTGTGGCATTATAAAACCCAATCCAATATAACTCGCGTTGATCGCGCTGATCTTCAATACAGGCTTCAAGGATAGAATATTCAAAAGCCTCTAACCCATACTTGTTATAAGATGCCTGTAAATAACTATTGCCATGATACCCGCCTTTTAATTCGCTTTTATGTCCGCGCCATCGCGTGGTACAAGACTTGGATTGTCCGATATACACCTTGTTTGTTATTGTGTTTCTAATGCAATATATACCGGATATATGGTTTTTAATTGGCATACCATCAACTCCTTTTTAACATTATATCATAAAAAGGTGTGGGTGTCAATTTATAACTCCAAACTGTACCGTTTATTTTTTATGTTCCTCTCGGAATATTGCGTTTTTCAACGCTATTGCTTCCGCGGTATTTCCTTTTTTTACCGCTTCCGCGTATTGTGTTTTCATAGTTTCGATTTCCGATAACGCTTGACTCGGTGGCGGATTCACCCCTGTTGACGTACTCGCAATTTTGATTTGCGGGAATTCTTTTGCCAACTCTTCGGCGAGTTCTTTCAAACCTACCGCGTTTCCGTTCTCGTCAATCTTTATCTTGCTACGGTCAATCAATCTTGCTACCAGTTTCGCGTCGAAGCCTTCGAGGCTTTTGATTTCTGCTAATAGCAATCTCTCATTTGCTTTACTCATTGCTGCATTCACGTTGTCGTCAATCATTTTCTTGTACAACGGTGCTTTTGTGACGTCCACCACGTCCTCTGCCGACAATCCTAAAATTGTCTTTACCATTGTTTTTACTGACTCCGCTGCTTCCTCCGCTGCTTTTCTTGCTAACCGATTCTCTTTCGCTTCCTCGCGTATAGTCCGAACGTAATCCTCCGAAAACGTTTTTCCTATTGGCGGTATTGCGGTTGTTTCTGTTGTTGTTATTACGTCTGTTTCTGCCATATCAATGACTCCCTCCGCGCATCTGCGCTTAATGTAACAGTTTTATGACTTGTTTAGGTCACTTTTTTCTGTATACCATACCATCTTTTGACTTTGTGTGTATTGCCTTGTCGTTCCATATATCACTTGGTATCCCGTCGCCATCGTCATACGCAAAACAATAATGCTTTGTTTCCCTTTCGTCTTCGTATATTACGTCAGATTGCGACCACTCGTCTATTTGTTCGTCGTAATGTATACACGTTTTGCATCTGCTACCGTTCATTTGCCAAACACCCTCTCTAACATATTTGTGATATATGCTGGTAACGCTTGCCCAGTTTCTCGCATCGCGAATACCTCTGATAAAAACTCATGGTCGTCTGTTTTTGCATACGACGATATGTTATAAATATCGCCATCTCTTCTTGCCTTGCTGTTTGTTACCATTACGTCCATTATTTTTGCGTTGTCGTCCGCCGTTCTTGCATACGCACCATTTATCATTTTAAACTTTTGGTCTGCCAACACATGCCCGTATTCGTGTGTTATAACGTCCTCAATCTCGTGCCCCGTACGTATTACATTCCCGCGTGAAAACTTTGCCATTTCCTCGTATTTCTTTAATACTTTCTCGTAATATTTTATGTCGCTTTGTCTTGCCTGTTCGCTATAATATGCTTTCGTTTTCGCTTTTTCTAACCACAATTTTGTGTTGTCCACCGCTTCATTGACCTTTTTAGGGAATTCAACATTCGAAGCGTACGACGCAATACTTGGCTTGTTAATAAACGCCTCCCCAAATTTAATCATTTGACGGTTTGCGCTTGCATACGCTTTCGTTCTGCCCGTCTCTATCGATTGCAACACGTCTATTGGATACTTGCGCGTTAAATTAAACAATGTTTCGTTTATTTTGTTTATGTCGTCAAGGTTTTTAAATATATTCTTGTTAACTGTTATGTTAACCGCATATTTATCCATTGCCTTAAACGCCTCGTCTATTGTCTTTGCTGGTACAAACTTAACAACAACGGCTTTAGGTTTTGCAACGACCTTCGGTGCTACTCCCAACGTTCCCGCCCTCTTTTTCGCCCTGTACGCGCTGAACGTTTTTGGCACGCTCTGTGGGTCTTTTGCTTTTTCCTTTTCCCACTCCGCCCTGTCGCTTCTGCGCCGTGCTTTAACCGCTTGCTCTTTGTTGTAATTGTCAACGCTTCTCTTGTCCGATGCCGTTAACTCAAACGGTCTGTTTGACTCCGCCTTCGTCTGTGCTGGGTTATCGTCAAATTTAATTATGTATGGCACCGCGCTGTGTGTGCAATTAGGGTGTATTGTTGAATGTCCACCGCTAAATACGTCGTCTAACTTTGGATACCCCGCCGTGTTGCCCGAAATGCTGTATACCCTGCCCTCATACACCGCGCATATCTCACACGTCGAGAAATGTGACGGTATCTTTACTAAGTCATACCCCGCATCTTGCACCGCTTGCATTGATGCTTTATTTGCAGCTTCTCTTGTTGTTGTTCGTGCGACCATCGACGCATACGCATCTGCTTTTATTAATCTACCATTTTTATCCTTAATTGCGGGTATCCCGTTGTCTTTTAACTTCTCGAGTAAAACGTTTTTTATTTCCTTTACGCCACCGCCTACGCCCGACGCCACCGCTTCTAACCCCGCCTGCCTTATGTTGTCTTCGATTGACCTACCTATAAATTGATTTGCGTCTTGTAAACTTCCAACGGTGTTGTTAATTAACGTTTTCATTACCCGATTGTTTGCGGCTATGTCCGACACGTTTATGTTTGCTGCTCGGTATGTTTCTAACACTTTGTCTATGCCTTGATTGTACGCGTCGGTTATTTCGCCATTCGCCCACTTCCCCGCAAATTCGTCCAGCACCTCTATCTCTTGGTTAATGCTCGTCATTAACTTCCTTCTGTATGACGTCGCGTTGCCCCGTGCTTCTTGCGCCTCGACTATCTTTAACATTCTATCCATCGACGCTCTATATTCGTCTCTCAACCGCTGAATGTTTTCTGGTATTGGCTTTGGCATATTTACACCAAAAACAACGTATATATTGCCCCTTCTTTCCCAAACCAAAACAACCCCGTCTTCTTTTTCGCTACCCATTCGTTGTTAACAAACTTTTCAGATATGACCCGTCTAAACCTCAATCTGCTCATCTTGCGCCTCCTGTTCTTCGCTTTCCTCGCCCTGCGCAATTTCTGGTATGCTGACGGGTGTTGATTCCTCGTCGCTGATACGCGCCATTTCTTCATCGGCTTCTTCGTCTGTCATACCATCATATACTTTCAACGCCCTGTACTGCGACATTGTTGCTTTGTCCGCTGTTCTGGACTTCATAATTGCAGCCTCTTCAACTGGGTCGCTCGGTAATCCGTCCGCCCACTTAATCGCTACGTCAGTTATTTTCTTTATGCCTATACCGCCTAATTCACTGCATAACTGTATCGCCTGCTTTAACGCTGGGTCGAATCTCATGCGTACGCGATTAACCTTTGCCAACGGCGAAATCATTAACCTCTTTAACGCGCTACCCGACGGCACCTGTCCTGTTGATGTGCTTAAATCGCCAAACACCGCACTACCCATTTCACTTATTGTATATAACATTTGTGTTAACTTGTCGATTTGCTTGAAATTCGCTTCCAATTGCCCGTCCCATGTGATGTACTTAACTTCTGGGTCGTCGTTTGTGTCTCTCGCGAAATACCCGCCCATCTTCAACCTGTACTCGCCTGTAATAGGGTCGCGCTCTAACGCTGACGCTGCACCTTGTACGCTTGGATTTGCGTGTTTGTCTAATATTCTGTCTATCTGTCCCACGCGCACCATTATATCCGCTACTATGCTGTCGATATCTGTATAATCGTCCATACCTGTTATTCTGTCTGATACCAATATGTTAGGTATCTGTATAATTGCGAAATCCGATAACCCCGTCCGAACAACCGTACGCGCCTCTGTTTCTTTCGCTATGGTTTCGCCGTCTAATTTATATGTCCTCGTTTCGTACGAACCCCGATAATGTATTCTAACGTTTAATGTGTCCCCGTCCGCCCATGCGATAACGTGATTCACAATCTTATGTATGTTCTTGATATCCACTACTGGATACCATATACACGGCTGTGTAATATCAATGCCCTCTTTGCTAATTTCTAAAAGCCCGTCGCCATACCTCGACACGTCAATCGCTGCTTGGTATGCCGTGTTGATTAAATCGCTCGTCTTTATTATCTCGTCAATCGTTTCCTGCGACGTCTTTGACGTGATGCTTGGTACCTCGCCTAATAATAAATCTGCTACCTTCAAGCTCATTAATTTTTGATAATTAAAAATAACTGGATACGATACGATGTCTTGAAAATTAGATATAACACGCTCAATGCGCTTCAATTCTTCCTTATACACTTCCGCGTGATTACATTCAAATAACGCTCTATGCTCGTTGTATGTCTTAATCCTGTCTCGCTCACACTCGGGCGGGAACACCTCGCCAATGTCTAAAAAACTCAAACTTGTTAACACGTTGTACCCTCCCCTTGTATAATATATTCCCACGCATACCCACCTGTGTGTTTTCTTTTTCCAACACATACCCGTGTTATGTGCGTGCTTTTTAGATTATAATGCTCTGCTGCTTCTTTAATTGATTCAAACTTTATGCCTGTGTCAATGTTTAATACCGCCCTTTTAATTTTTTCAATAGACGCCAACCTTGCTTTGTCCATGCTTTTATAATTGCCTTTTCTGTCTTCTGACCATTTTTGTTTTTGTTCGTCGGAATGCGTCTTTCCAAAAAACGGGTTATTTTTACCTAAATAAACCCCATCTTTTTTTCTTCTTTGCTTTTCTTTTGTTTCTAGCGTGTGTCCGTATCCTAACGTGTTTCCTGCTATTCTACATATGTTTAATTCTGGATTCACCTTATCAATATGCGCTTGTTCGTATGCAAGCATCTTTTCTTTGTCCTCTACTTCTTCAATTATAGTAAAAATCAACGACTCCGCCCCATATTTATTAAACATATTTTGTAGATACTTATTTGAATGCTTCCCACTTTTTAATTTCCTCAAGTGCTCCGCCCATCGCTTTTTAAATCCTACCGTTGTGCTCCATATATATTTCTTTTCGTTTATTTGTATTTGGTATACGCCTATTCTCATTGTTTGCCCTATCCTTATATGTTTATGTTTACGAACCCAATTGATGTCTTTGCTTCCCTCTCTAACGCATATCTCAACGCTGAAATTAAATGGTCACGCTTTCCAACCGGTATTGGTATTACATTCCCTTGTTTGTCCTCTTGCCATTTATACTGCGCTATCTCATTTTTAAAATTCTGACAACGCATATCAACAAATATTTTGTGCTGTTGTAACCATTGTAACCCGTGTTGCACGCTGTCCTTGCCCTTCTTTGCGCCTAACGCAGAAATACCCTCGTTTTTTAATTCCTGTATGGACTTCGGCTCTGCTGAATCACAAGTTACGTATTCGTATCCAATTATGTTTTTTATTTCGCGTGCCAATACATCATTGGTTAATCCTTTTTCATACAATTCGTCTAACACATATATGCTTTTATGTTTGCGGTCATAATGCACCCTAATTAATGCTGCTTCATCTTCTGCAAAGCCAAAATCCAAACCATTGCAATAATTATCAGCCGTTTTCCTCATTTCTGATAAATCCTCAACCGACCAATTCTTGAATATTACCGCGCCCAACACGCCCCAATTGCCTAACGTGTAAACGTTGTAATAATATTCGTCCGTTTCGTTCTCTAATAATTTTTTATCGTCCTCTGTTAAAAACGCGTTGTCCTTGTACGTTGTTTTTAATATTGCGACCCCGTTGCCTTTAAATTCGCGCTTACTATCTTCCCAACCATTAAAAAACTCTGTATATATCCACGACGTTTTTAATATCGGATTAAATGTTATTATCACCTGCTTCTTCCCCGACGTTTCGCCACGCAACCGCTTCGTTAATTCTTTGTAACTCTGATAGCTGACTTCTGTGCCTTCCTCTATCCATATCTTTTCTATTACTCCCTTTATTGGTGTAATAGACTTTAGCTTCTGTGCGTCGTCTAACCCCGCAAACAATATTTGATTCCTGTTTTTCTTATATGTTATTACCATGTCCGTCTTGTTGACACTGAACGCGCCTTCTAAATCGTACATCGTAATACATTTCTGTATTTCGTTGAATACGCTCGCCCGAATTGTCTTCGCAACGTTACGCACAACCAAATAACTCCCTATACCCGACGTAATGTCCGCAATAACCTTCTGCGCCATAAATACTGACTTTCCCGACGACGAGCCCCCATATAATATAATAACGTCTACGTCCTCACATTGCTTTATGTACGGCAAATATATTTTATTTACCCTCATTTCCATGTTATACGCCTACTATCTTGATTGATATTTCCCCGCCGTCCTTGCCCGTGACCTCGTTCTTGTCTACTTGCGATAAATACTGCTTTCCTAACCATATTAACATTGTAGAATTGCCCTTCTCTGCCGCTTTCCATTGCATACGTCTTAATGATGCGTGCCCCTCTTGTCTTTTTGAATGATATACGCGACAAAACTCTTTGTCCCGTTGCATCGTCCGCACGTCTACGCCTAATATGCCCTCTAATTCTAACTCCGTGCACTGTATTGCGGCTAACTTACCGACCAGTTCATAATCGATTGTTTTCTTCGGCCTTCCCCCTGCGTGCATTGCTTGCCAACCCTTTCTTTGTGTTTATATGCCTGCTATTGGTACGTGCAATATAGGGTTATAATCTACGTTTGCCCGTGTTTTTAATGTGTTGCTGTTCTTACCCTTGTCCCTTTGTATTATCTCGCTTCCCCATTTTTGCTGTAACAAATCAAATTGCTCGCGCTCTCTGTTGTGATTCCTTATCGTTGCACAACCTCCCGCTTGTTTTG